TAATTCCTTTGATGGAACATAGACGTCTTGGTGCTGATGCTCAGCCTTCTAGTTCTAAGGTTGTTACTGGAATTAGGGCCGACATTAAGAGTGGCAAAGGTATTAACAATCCAATTATGGTTGCATATGATCACGCTAATAAGTGGGGCGTTGTTGGTGAGGGTCACCATAGATTAGAGGCTGCAATGGCAGAGGGCGTCTCCCATGTGCCAGTAACAGTTTATCGTCAGCCAGGATTAGGTGAAAGAAAAGAAAGTTCTCTAGGCGGTCATCTAGCCATGATGACTAACTTCACCGATAAAGGAAGTCATGAAGAGCGTATGGGCAAAGAGTACGTTCCAACCAATATGCACCCTGCTCACTTTAAGCAGTTTCAATGAACAACTACGATCATCAGATAGTTACTAACGTTAGAGAGCATCTTAGTGATGACCTACGTAAGCCAAAGTTTCGTGGACACGAGTGCAAGACCGCTGGACATTGCTACGTCGCCAGTGAGGCGGTCTATCACGCACTAGGTGGTAAGGCTGCTGGATACACTCCAATGCAGATTAAGCATGAAGGAAATAGTCACTGGTTCTTAAAGCATTCATCAGGAAAGATACTTGATGCAACCTCAGATCAATTTGCAACTGCAGTTCCTTATGAGAAAGCCAAGGGAAGAGGCTTCCTCACTAAGGAGCCATCTAAACGTGCAAAGACATTAATGAGTCGTCTGGAATCGAATCCCTAAACTGATCTACTGGAACTCTCCAACAAGTTCCTGATTTTTCTTGAGACCACCACTCATCTCTCTGACACTCTGATACTGGTAGCCAGCCATATATCTCTACTGAAGAAAAGTACTCTAGGTCGTAAATTCTAGTGCCAACAATTATGGCGTTCTTATTTACATCCTTACTCCATACAGGTATTGCATCCTTTGTTCTGACGCAACGCACCTCTAAGTTATTTCCAACATCGGGGTGGTTAATGCGGTTCTTATGCTCCTCATTTGTATACCAAGGAACGTTCCAGGGCATTTTATAAAGTTTAGCCACCGCATACTCTGCAACATTTGCTCTGATATTTGCATTTAGTTCAAATTCAAGCCAACCCTGACGTTTGCCTTCTGCATAGTTAGGGCGATCTATTGACCCAAATTTCATTAACCATCGTTCCATGCCTAGTTGAGCACAGACTCTTACCTCGTCTTTATTTAAAGTGACTGTAGTTGCCATTTTTTCCTTTACTTATACGATTTTTTAGACCAATGGTTTTTTATATAATTATTAATTAAATTTTTATTAAAATTTTGATCTTCAAGTTTGTCATATTCCCCATCTTTTAAATAATCAAATTCTGCTTTCCAATTTGTTCTTTTAAAAGGAGTCATTTGAATTAAGGGAGTTCCTGCTTCTACAATTCCTTCAAAACCTTCTTGAACCCACATTGGAGGAATTATTTCTAACTGACTTTTGTCGCTATCTATTATTGCTGGTACTGCTTGAAATGGTAAGTCTCTGTATCCAAGGGGTGAAGTAACCATTATAGAATATCCAGGAGGAGTATGTGGAATCCATACGTTTACATACTTAAAAACAATATTTGAATAACCTACAGGAGGAGGTATTTTTGTTGAACTTGGCCCATGTTGTAAAAAAACTCCAGAAGGATATTTTGCTCTCCAAGTAATCCTTGGAAAAAATATTCCATTTTCATTTTTAACTTGTCGTATTTGAACATCCGTCCATAAAGTAATTATATATCCAGAGACTAAAGCATCCAACATTGGAACACATTTTTTAAACGTTGCATTGGCTTCCATACTTTCAATTATTACTTTTTTACCATCTGGATTATCCTCGCTAATTTCGTATGGAACCATATTTTTCCACCAGTCAAGAATTAATGTGGAGGCTGGAACTGGTTTATTTTGGACTTTCCAACCATACTCGTTTTTAGCGGTAAATTTAATTACATTAGTCATAATCAAAACCTATCATATATACATAATTTGTCATATTTTAAGGTATTCTAGGGATAAACAAGGGAGAAAAATGGCAGACAAAGGCACAGCGGCGGCAATACTAGAGATTGCTCAAAAAGAAGTAGGAACTATTGAAGGTCCTAAAGATAATGAAACTAAGTACGGTGCATTTACTAAGGCTAATTTTTTGCCTTGGTGTGGTTCCTTTGTTATGTGGTGTGCAAATCAGGCAGGTGTAAAGGTTCCTAATACCGTCTCAACTGTGGCTGGAGCAACTGCATTTAGAAAGATGGGCACCTGGGTAGATGCAAAGGATGCCTCTCCAAAACCAGGAGACATAGCCTATTTTGATTTTCCAGGAGATGGTGTAGATAGAATTTCTCACGTAGGTATTGTTGTATCTAACAATGGAGATGGAACAGTTACCTGCATTGAGGGTAATACTGCAGGAAATGCAAAAGGTGATCAACGTAATGGCGGAGAAGTTTGTAAGAAGGTTCGTGGCTACATACCTAATAAGAAGAAAGTCATGGTATCTGTTGTTGGATTTGGTCGGCCAAACTATGTTGGGAACGAAGTTGAAGCAAGTATCCCTGTCATAGAGGAACCGCCTTTCCCAGGAACTGTTAAACCTGGAAGTAAAGGCAACAGCGTTAAGGTTGTTCAACGTGCTCTTGGATTAGTGGCTGATGGAGACTACGGTCCAGCCACAAAGAAGGCTGTAATCGCATTCCAAGACAACCATAAGATTTTGGACTCTAACGGCATTGTTGGTCCTAAGACTTGGGCAGAATTGGTCAAATTCCTATAAATCGGACAAATTACCCCTATAGCCCTCTAAGAATCATCTGGTAGTCTTGGGGGGCTTTCTACTGAAGGGGTATCCATGACAACAATTATTGGAATACAGTACGAAGATCACTGCACCATACTTGCTGATAATCAAGTAACAGATGACAGTGGTCGAGTTTATCGTCATCCTGAAATGGTAAAAATTGCTGAACGTAGTGATTTTTTAATTGCTGGTTCTGGCGAAGTGTCCCCCTGCGACATTGCTCAACATATTTGGAACCCCCCAAAGTTAACTGCTAAAGATTCTAAAGACATCTATCACTTTATGATTGCAAAGGCTATGCCTTCTCTTAGAAAGTGCTTAGAAGAAAACGGTTACAATTTTAATGAAGACCACGATAAATCTAAAGAGGGATTACGATTCCAATTCTTAATGGCTGTTGGTGGAGAGTTGTTTGATATTGATCAAGATTTGGCTGTTATGAGAAGTATGGATGGAGTTTACGCTGTTGGTGCTGGAACAGCCTATGCTCTTGGGGCTTTACATGCTGGTGCCAAACCCATGAAAGTTATGGATATTGTTGAAAAACTGACTAATTTTACTTCAGGGCCTTATTTAGAAAAAAAACAATACAAGTAAGTTACTCCTGATATAACCATAGACATGTATTAAAATAACAACGTCTATTGTAGATACTGTTCTTTTACTATTTTTAACACTCTCAACAACATTTCGACTCCTTCAGTGTCTTATTAGATGTAAGAAAATAAGGTATTTAAAGACTCCATCGTGAGCCTATTTTAAGGAGACACAACTAAGTGATATCACTGAAAAAAATCGCACTTGTCTGTGCTGCAGCATTGACAAGCACAGTTCTTTTAGTTCCATCAGCAAATGCAAATGTATTAACTCTAACCGTTAATGGGTCAGCAGCAACTGGAGGCACAGCAGCAACTGCTCCTGTAGCACTTCCTGTTCCAGCAGATAACAGCGTTGATTTAGCAGATGCATTAAAGATTGCTGTAACAGGTTTAGATACTGGTACAGTTGTTACTGCTGTTGCTACAAATGCAACATTAGTGCCAGCCGTAGCAACTTCTACTGCTCCAGTTACTGCATCCTCTGGAACTGCAAGTCTTTCTATTAGTACAGGAACTGGTACCACTGCTGATATTTTTGTTTATACAAAAACAACTGCAGTAGGATCTGTTGCTGTAACTATCCGTGGAAATACAACTACATACTACGTGCAAGGAACTGCTGGTGCTCTTAATGCAATTGCACTAACCGCACCTGATTCAGCAGCGGCTGGAAGTACTCAATCATTAAAGGTAACTGGATACGATGTATTTGGAAACTTAAAAGGTGGAGCATCTATCAATGCTGTTGTAAGCAATGGGTCTACAGCCTCTGCAACTACTTTAACAACTGACACTGTTACAGCAACTAACGGAACTAAGACATTTGATGTTGTAATTCCAGCAGCAGGTCAAGTTACTGTAATTGTTTATGCAACTGTTGCTACTGCAATTGCTGGCATGTCAACTCCTGTTGGATCAGTTAGCAAAAACATTGCTATTCGTGATCTTGCAGGTGAGTTAACAGCAGTCCAAGCAGCACTTGCAGCAGAGAAAGTTGGTCGTGCCGCTGATAAAGCAGCCTATGACTCAGCCACCGCAACTGCTACTAAGCAGATTGCTGATCTAAATGCAGCAATTGCAAGTCTAAAAGCCTTGTATAACAAGTTGGCTAAGAAGTACAAATTAAAGACTATTAAGTAGTATTCCCCTACAACTTAATATGAGCCTCCTGAGCATGAGGACGCAAAAACTGCTCATCTAAACTTATGGTAGGATTTGAGTATGTCTAAGACTCAAGATAAAAAGAAACAAAGAAAAGAAGAACATGCCGAATTCCTGTGGAATCAGGCTCAATTAAAATCAGCCCTAATTAAAAATCAATTAGACATTGCTGTCCAAACCTTTAAAGAACTAAGTGGAGAAATGACTGAAGAACAAGTTAAAGCAACTGAAGAACAGACTCAAATTCAATACAAACGCATTGAAGAGTACATAATGGGC